AAAAACTTGACCCTGCTCATAGCATTCTTCGGGCTGGACTACCTCAGGGTATCTAACGTAAACGCCCACAAAATGCTGACCACCGGGCCATTTACAGGTTATTTGCCATCGGCTATGAATCTGCCAAGAGCCCGTATCGGTTGGATCAGGGTCGTAGCTTTCTGTTTGGCTTGGGCCAGACTGTACTCCCTGATTGCGGCAGCTTGGAAGCCACGCCGATGCCGCTGCTTGAGCGTTGGATGCAAACTTAGGGTTTTCACCGGTTCCACCGGCTCGATATTCCACACCGGTATTGGCGACTGCTACAGAAAAAAAAGAGCAGAGCAGCAGGACTAGACATCCTTGAAGATATAGACGCATAACGCGGCCCCCATCATAAAGAATGACCAGTCCCACAGCTCCGCCATGACCTACCCTTATCGAATCATCGACATGAGCAGCGTCGCGCCCTTCCGGACGACATAGAAACCGAACAACACGCCGGTAATGGCGATCACGGCGGTTTCTTCGCCGGAGAAATCCAAACCGGTGGTCATAGTAGACCAGTCGGCAGCGGATGCCTGAGCAGCAGCCCCCAGGGTTACGATTGCAGCGCCGGAGCGCAGGAACAGTTTTTTCATGGTTTCACCTCACCATCTTGAGAACTTGGCGGCCACCCCATGCGACCGCCATAAGTGGCAACGCTACTGAAAAGCCCTGGAACAGCGCCTCAGTGGCCATTGCCGCCGTATACTCGACAGGTGCCGAGTAAACGATCTGCGTCACGGTGCCGGAACACTCCCAGCCAGTAGCGTTAGCGACCCAGTCACCATCACACAAGATCAAGTTGCTCACCGATCACCCCGCAAACAACGGCGTTAGATTGCCGGAAATGTTAAGAACCAGCGACATAGTGCCGAACGCTAGGAAGGTGAACAGCAAGTAACGCATAGAATTAAGCCTTTTGCTCAGACTTCAAAGGAGAAAAGGAGCCGGGTTCAAAAGGGTTAACCTCAAGATCGCCAAACTTCCCAACCTTGAAAGGAAGCGAGGCATCATACACACCCGGCTGCAAAGGACGCTCGACAGCGAGAAAACAACGAACAGGGAAAGCAGACGACTGCAAATCAACATACATTTCCTGCTTCACAACCATCACCGAACCATCTTGGCGACGCATCTCTTTAACCTCAGAATTCCCAGCAATCACATTAACCTTCATAATCATCACTCCGTACATTTAGGTAACGACAACCGAAGATTAGTAGAAAATTACAAAAGTGTAAAAGTATATTTGTAAATTTTTGTAAAACTCAGAGAAGCAGATCACAATGAGCAGAAAGAGTCAGAAAATCGCTAGTACACTACACAGACTGTTGAAGCTTGAAGCGCTGAAGCAGGGGAAGACACTGGAGGAAATTACAGACGAGGTGATCCGTGAGGGACTACAGGAACGAGGCATTAACCCTGATAAAACAATGGCTGAACACGGCACAACCAGACGAAATAAAGGCGGCGATAAGGCGGGAGGAAACACGGAGTAAATCAGATAAAAGTGCCAAATTTGGCACCAGAGCGCACTATTAAAGTACGTGCGCCCGCGCCTCAACCAACGAGGCGCGGATACTCATAATTGACCGGAGCAGGTTCGCCCAGGCCATCCAAGTGAACAACACGGGGAAACGCCACAACGGTGTTGCCTTTCGTAGAATGCAACGCGCAAAGATGGGCACGACCAAAACCACAGGCCTCAAGATCAGAAAGATACCGCTGAAACGTTCGTTTGGGATATGTCGCTTTCAGAGCATCAAAACCGACCGACTTTAAACCCTGATAGAAGCCCATAAGACGCGCAGGACGACCCCTTACGTCACCATGCACCTGTTCCAGTAGTTCCATCACCTTTCTATCGCTTGTCACCGTCATAACCTCACCATCCATCGCTTTAAACAAATCCGCCATACCATCATTATAAACCGCCCGCATCAGGGCAGGATCATCACCAAACCGACGCACAAAATCGTAGACACTGACCGAAAACCCGCGCCGCTCAAACCAATCCTTTTTCAACGTCAACTCAAACCGAACCAAGTCTTGCGCCTGCTGCACCACCTGATCGGTCGGTAATGTCATCTTTTTGCGCTTCCGCTGGTCAATATCCCGGAGTATTTCAGGCCCTTTTAGATAAACCTTGATGCGCTTGAGCCGTGAACGCCTGGAGCCAAAATAAACCGTCGATTCATACGCATCCCCACGGTTACGGGTCTGGCCCTTGGATGTATGGCGCAAAACATCAATCAGAGCCGTTCGATTTTCGTGGCCTGAAACCTTCACGGAATACGTAATGTCTATCTCGGTAACGCGAGCCAGACTCATATCCTCAAGCAACGAGCGGCCAGAATAATCGGTAATTTGCGGATAATGCTTAGAAAGAACGTAAAGCATGTTTTCGACACACGGCAACGGATCATCTGTTCCAAAAACGTTGTGAGCCTGAACCAGCTTGGCAGGAGAACACTTTATTTCAACAAACGGCCAAGCCAGCGTTCCGCAACCATCAGGAAAACACTTTAATGCCAAACCACCGTGATCGGTGCCCAACGATTCCCATGGGCAATAAATATCATCTGCCTGCAAATTACCCTCGTCGTCTGTATACAGCTCACGAGCGCCTTTTTTAAAGATCAGACAATCATCCTTCACCCAAAAAACACCCTTTCGATTAAAAGGGGAGCAATGGCGATCAGACTCACAATCATATTTACCCGTGACCGCCCATTGAGCAAAAGGAATTTGTATAACGAGCTTATCAATCACTTTGTGCAATCCTCGTTTGCTCAGGAAAGGCCCGGGGGGCCACTCCGAGCGGGAACGTTAATTGGTTTTGGCTTCCGCTGCACTAACCACGGGGGCCAGGGCGACCACGTGCGCAGCTGTTGCCGGGATTAAACCCGGCGTAGAGCAACCCGCATTCTACTTCCCTAATCAAATAGTCACGGACAATATCAGATGCGGAAACCTTCTCTAACTCGGGATCAGTGCCCGTGGCTTTGCTCAGATAGTCTTGTACTTCATCGTGAAGGATCACATCAGCCTTACCGGTGGCCAACATAGCAAAGCGCCAAAGATAGTCAGGGAAACGGGCTGTTGTTCGTTTCCCTTGCCAAACAACATTCAGCCGATTACGCATTTTCTTGCCACTCCCTCAACGTTTCTTGGATCAGACCAGCACGGAGTTCAGCAAGCATTTCATCATAGGCTTCGACCTGACCTTGATAACGAGAAACATATTTCTGGTAAAGCTCACAGGAGCCCTCTTTCTGGATTTTGTACTTGTAGAGATTCAGAGCATTAAGAGCAATATCGCGCTTGGTTTCGATTGAAAAACGAATTTCTAACTGAGTCATTGTGTTATTCCCCCTAGTTGATGTGTCAATTATGACTCACCTGACCGAGAGAGTCAACCCTGACTCAGATATTTTTTTATTTTTTTTCGTTCAACGCACACTTATTTTACATGGAACGAATGACAGCGGTGCGTGATGGTCGCTACGCTCGCATTCACGCGCCGCTGTCAGAGGTTTCCGTTAAAGAAAAGCGTTCCCTTTCCCTTGCATCATCTTGCGGCGGTGTCTTGTAGGAGTACCACGTCACCAGCTTGCCCTGGATAACGCAATAAGGTTCCCCAGTCTTGACGAAACGCGCACAAACGCGGGAATGAATCTCCCTTGTACCGGTATCACCCCATATCAGGTACACATCATTGATCTTGCCAACGATCCGCCACTTATCAGAAAGCGGCAACCATCCGGGCTCTATTTCAAATTTTGCCTGATAGGTATTGCGAGGCGGTATTGATGTTTTAACACTACGCAATTCTTGCCGGTTTTGCGGAGACGGTTCCACTGTCTGCTCTTGCCCTGGATCAGCCGGAGCCTCTCCATCTTCCCCGCGATCAAAATACGTTGAAACCCGACTCACGCCGAAGAAAGCAATGAGTATTGCTACCGGTATACCGAGCTTGATTAAAGGATGCTTGAGGACGTTGCCGCGGTCGTCCGCTTTTTCCTCCATGCCCGCGGCAAAATCAGTCTTGTTGCGCGTATGGCTTTTGTAATACTGGTAAATCTCGGGCTTGTACTTGCCGTAAAGCTGGCGCATTGGCTTGCCCGGCTTTTGGCCGGTAACGGCACCCTGATGAACGTCAACCCGGTAGCGGTTCTTTTGTCCAATGGCCGTGAGCTTCACGGCTCGGTATGTTTCCTCAACCAAGCCACGAACAAAGGCGCACAACTGCTGTAAATCCTGCGTAACGAGCACAATTTCATTGGTTCGGCCATCATCCCCCACCATGTGCCGATGCTCGGTAAAGAACTCCTTTTGCACTTCCGGAAGATTTACCGATTTCATGCCGGACTTCCAGAAGCGCCACGCCTCGTCAATCACCCAAATAACGCCGCCCGGATGGCCTTCAAGACTAAAAAACTCGGGATCATCTTCGGCTTGTTTGTTAGTGAAGGTGGTAATGCGCCCGTTCGGGTAATCGTCGGTCAGGCGACCAATTTTTAGAGGGATATTGGTAATAATATGGCGACCAGCCTCAAGGGCCGGAAGTATGACGTTTTCAACAACGCCATACGATTTACCGGAACCCGGCAGGCCACTATAAGCAACAATGGACATAGATCACCCGATCAGCGGAACACGTCGAAGGATGAAGCGAGCGACAAGTGCAGACACGACGAAGCCCAATCCGGCAGGCACCTCAAACAACGTAAGAAACCAGACAAGATCACCAGTGAACGAACCTGACAGTGAAGCCGGATCAGGAATATTCAGATCAGGCAGCGCAAGAAGGGCCAGTTCCAGGATTTCAAGCGCAGCCCAGAAAATCAGCCGAGGAACGAACAGGACAACATCAATCCAAAAATCAATAATCGCTTGAAGCATATCACCCATGATTACGCCCTCAGGAATGTGATAAGTGCCAGACCAGCCCAGAAAAAGAGAAACATCCCGGAGATCAGTGACCGATATTCATCAACAACACCGCAGTGGATATCCATGACCAACTCGCCGCTGATCGGCGTTGACGGCAACGTATAGACCGGGCAGGTAGTAGTTTCTGGCAGGTCGCTTAAACCTTGAAGAGATGCAATTGCAGGATGAGCGATAACCGCGGCTTTAAACGATCCCATGGACTCGCTAAGAGTAGGCACCCCATCCTCCAGGCCATCCCACGCAAGACCGCCCTCGGGCGCTTGGAGTGCGTCAGCGGTGTCCTTTGTGTTCTTCTCAATATCCGCAAGGTAATCGTTACCCTCTTCATCTTGTAATCCCTCGGTGCCACCCTCTCCGGTTCCGGAACCGCCGCCCAGATCGCCGCTTTCCCCCATGCCTTTAAGAGCTGCCAAATCACCCGCTATGCCGTCGAGACTGGCGTTAATACCATCAAGCGACTGTTGGGACTCCGAATTACCCTGCTTGATGTTCTTATTTATGTTGGACAGATTGTTGTTTGTGATGTTGTTCTGCTCGATCACGTAGCTCTGTTGGTTGTAGATATTCTGCATGGCGTAATAACTGGCCGCAGAATCAGACGAAGGATCATAAGCATCAGGAACACCATCATTATCGGTATCTATATTCGGCGGAGGCTCCTGCCATTCTGGACTATTATCACCACCCATGAGCGGTTCGCAGGTAAAACCGTAGCCATCGAAAACACTAACGGATGATCCCGGGCATATCTCAGGTGGCCCGTAATCGTCGGAAATACAGGTTTGAATGCCATTAACAAGGCCGAAGGTGCCGCCATCACAAGAATTAAATTGACTCTCACAAACGGCCTGCCCGTTGGAACCAATAGACCCCATATAATCAGGGCTGGTGTGGTCACACTGGCTTTCTGGTGGTTGGAGGCACTGCCCGTTGAGTTGACCAGTCGGGCAATTATCAGTGCATTGCTGTGTGTTTGGATCAAAAACTTGACCCTGCTCATAGCATTCTTCGGGCTGGACTACCTCAGGGTATCTAACGTAAACGCCCACAAAATGCTGACCACCGGGCCATTTACAGGTTATTTGCCATCGGCTATGAATCTGCCAA